AAGATGTAATGATCTCGTCTGAGTTACTAGAGAAACCTGCACCATCTTTAATACCTAAAAGAAGTGGAGAAGTAATACGGTGTGCAGTAAGGATTCGTGACGTTATTCTTTGTTCGAGTGTCAAGTAGTAATCGTCGTTAGCATTCTCGATTGGTGTCACCTGCAGTTCTTTACCTGGCTCAGAAAAAGCCAAGAAGAATCTACCAGCATTCTCTTCTCCACTGAATGTATCTTCTATTTCTCTATAAATATCTCTACGTTCTTCTGGATTTGGTATTCCGTTTCTGAACTGGACGAACATACTTGGTGCGAGTCCATTAGAGATGTTTGCGTTGTGGAACCTAGACACCCTCGCATCAAGCTGAATATCATTAACACCACCAATATAAGCGGGTAAAGGATAGATCTCTTGACCTGGGTTGTAGTTTTTACAATAATAGATTTGACTTGCGCTATCTTTCTTTGTATCAGTTGGATCATAACTTTTATATTCTACTGGCTTATATTTTCTGATCTGTGACCAATCAGATGAATAGTAGTAACTATGTATGTTATCTTCTTCATCCGGCTTGCCTGATCTTACGTTTGCAAATGGTAAGTGGTAAATCTCTGCGATTCTTGTACCTTCTTTATTCCATATAATGTTTAGTGAATAACCACCAAATAATGTGTAGTCTAAACTGATTCTAGAGAATATCTCGTCAATAGTATCTCCATCAGTATTAATGTATTCTCCGCCATAGTCTACAATACCTTCTCCAAAGATACCATCTTTAATAGCGTCAATACATGTATGATTCATTGCAGAACTATCGTATAAGCCGATTAGTTGCTGTGGGAATAGATTATCTATACCGAACTTAATGTAGTCTTTTCCTCTTTGTTCTTGGATTACAGGTAAGTCTAGCGCTTCGAATTTGCTACCTTTAATACTATATAATCCTTCTGGGTTTGTGTTTCTCATATTATGTTTTAATAATTTGGTCTAAAGTATGTATCTGCCTCACGGTTCTCGTTATCTGAGATATAATCAACCGTACCAGTATCACCTCCAGGCTTTGTAATTATTTTTACAATGTCAGTATAAGGACCTAATGCCCATGTATAATAACCATTATAGTGTTTATCTTCAAAATCTGTTGGTAAGTCTACCATAAATTCTGCGTATCTTGTATTCTCGCTAACAATTGACCAGTTACCAGATGTTACAGTTACTAGTATTTCTTGTGAATATTGTGACTTAAGCGTGAATGTGTCGTTAAGATCTAGTGCTGAAGTAGGATTATTAATGAAAAAGAATGCTTCTTCTGCTGTTATCGTTGTCGTCATACTGTATAATGTGTGTTTCTACTTAGAAATATAAAAAGACTACAAGTTGTAATTCAAAAAAAAAGAGACCCGTTAAGGTCTCTTTCTTATTTATATAATAGTGTCGATTATTAAGCCTCGACGATACTACCAGTAACTTCAAATGATGGAGATTCTTCCATTCCAGAAATTGTTAATTCATATCCGTTTCTGTCACCGTAAGCGGTACCAGATATTGATGAACCTGCTGTCATGAATGCACCTCTTTCAACACCAACGCTAAAGTACTTATCGTTGTTGTCTTTAAATACTACAACCATATCAGTTGCTTGAGCCATCAGTAAAATCTGATCTCTCTTAGCAGCTTCCATTTTGTTGAATATCATTGTAAGAGCTTGGTCATAAAATACAGTACCATTCTCTTGAGATACATTTATAGTTTCGGTAAATGAACTAGTTTGTCTTGGAACGTCAAAATCAAAGAAGTCACCAGGTACAAGGGCTGAACCAGCTACAGTAATTGCTGAGATAGTTCCTGAGGATTGTGTAATAGATTCAACTGGTCCGTTAGCGATAAAGATCTTATCAATACCACCGTTAGAGTCGTTACAATCTAGAGTAAACCCTGCTGTTAAATTGCTACATGCCATAGTTTATACTTTGTTTTTTTAGTTAAAACTAAGGCCCGAAGGCCCTAGTTATTGAATTATGCTAATCCGTTTGTACCGAATTGATCTACCTGAGATACCGCGACCCCGAGTCTCCATTTAGCGATGAATTTTACAACATCTTGTCCTTTGTCAAAAAAGAACTGTACTGTTGAAGCGTCATCTTCTAAACCTGTACCTGCTACAATCATTGAAGAAGGACCTGCTGCTACGTAATCAGAACCTACAAGGCCTGAAGTTTTTACTACTGTAATGTTAGCACCTGGTAATTCGAAAGATCTACCGTCGCCTTGGTCATAGTGGTAATAGTTTTGTGCAACTAATGCTCTACGTAACGTGTTAAAGTTAGCTGGAGACATGATCATAATTAGATCGTCTCTGTCTTTAGATGCTTCGTTGATTGCATCAAAGATGTTTAACGCTTGCTCTACTGCATTAGCTAGTGTGAATGCTGCTGGAGCTGCAGATAAAGTAGCACCGTTAGCTGCTGTTACTTGGTCTTTAATACCAGTTCCAGTACCGTCACCGTCAATTAGGTAAGCTTCGTTATATTTAGAGATTCTTTTCACGTAGTAATCAGCGATTACTTCTTCGAAAGGAACACTCTCTTGGTTTGCTGCCGCAGACATTCTCTGGCTTAACCAGTATTGTCTAAGGTCTTCTGGACATAAGTCCATTTTTACTTGTTTGTCTCTGATAGTGATGTCTACTTGTGAGAAATCTACATTACCAGAAGGATTCCAACCACATGCAAGATCAGCAACGTTTAAGTCACCGTCCATTAAGTTGATTGCTACTGTTCCAGCAGAAAGTCCTGATCTTAAGTCTACATAAGACATTAAGTCAGTTTCTAATACTGCCTTCGCAATTAAATCCATTGATGTTTCATCTGTGTACACACTAAGTGCTGTTAAATCAAATGCCATAATAAATTGTTTTTGTTTTTAATTGTTTGGTTTATTTTCTACTCTTTCTTAATGATACAAGTCTTTCAAATCTTGCTTCAGCTGTAGTAGCTCTGTTTTGTGCCTCTTGTGAGAAGGTGTTGGCAACCTTTTTTGCTGCAGGTTCATCTGCAACTTCGTTAAATCTTGAAGTTAAAACACTAAGTTCTTCTTTAAGTTCTTTAATCTCTTCAGTGTAAGGCTCTAACATACCAGCGATACCTTCCAGTAACCCTTCTACGTCAAAATCTTTTTCTTTTACAATTACTTCTTCTTCCTCTTCGAAAGATTCTTCAGCTTCAGATACTGACTCTTCTTCGCCAGACTTTTCTTCAACGTTAGTAATTTCACCAGATTCACCTACAGTGATTAATAAACCATCAGTTGTTTCGTGTTTGCCTTCCGGCGCGAATGGATCTTCTGATGCACCTTCTCCAGCTCTTACAAATAAGATTGCTCCTGCTTGTAATTCACCTTCGGTGTACACTTCTACTCCATCAACTAAAGTAGCTTCCGCCATATTAGTTTTTGAAACTTCTTTAACTTCTTCAGTAGCAGCTCCAAGCATTACTCGTAGCTTGCTGATTGCTTCATTTACATTCATATACTGTATAAGTTTTTATTTAGTTTAATCAGACCTATGCCTGACACTTAGAAATATGTATTTGAAACAAATTGACAGAAGTTAGTATAATGAGTATAATAAATAAAATAATATGGAACTTATTAAACTACCCACACTTAGTGATTACATGAAAGCTGTACAAAGGGCCAAATTTAATGGCCAAATCACAAGTACACAATTAATTATATTAAGGATTTGCTATAAAGCTAGAAAAGCTGAAGAGCCTAAACACTTCAACTATTTTCAAAAGGCTACTAGCCAAACTAAAGAAGATTGTAAATGGGAATTAAGAGACTTAGCAGAGCGAGGCGCTATCCGTATGGTTAGGCCTGATTTCTATATGCTTTAGTCTTTCTTATCTCTACGTCTTATCTCAATTATTCTTGCAACATTCAGAATTATCCCTGTTGCAAGTAGAGCCATTGTCATCACCATGTTCCAGTCTACAATTACAGCTCCCGCTCCCGCAAGTGTTGTTGCATTCGCAACTGAGTCTTTGATTTCGTCCATTATAGTTTAGCAGCTTTTTCAAGAAAGTTACCGGCGATTGAATAACCGTTAAGCTCTCCGTTTTTAATTTTATTCCAAGTTTCTTGATCATTGATCTTATATGAAGCCATCCATGTTCCAGCTGGAACATTAAAGCCCATAGCTTTTGATTTGTCCATT